CGTTCAATGTACCAACAAACTTAGTGTTTGTAGGTGCTTCGAATGTGCCTTCTGTTGTACGTGCGAATGCACTTGTTGTTGCACTCTGAAGAACTGTTAATGCGGCTGGGGAAACAACTGCCCAGTTACCTGCACCACGTCTTGTTCTTTGAGCGATCTTGTTAGCAACTCTGTTAATTAAAACAGCAAGAGCGGCATGCTCGTCACCAACGTATGTAGCTGTACCTGAAACTGCTGCCTGGTTGTATGTTTCTTCAGTTGCCGCTAGGCTTCTTAAAGAACCAAGTACTTCCTGGTCGATTTCAACAGTAATCTCTTGTGCAAGAGCAGCCATAATCTCTGCTTCAACATCTAAACCGTGCATAGACTGTGCGTCTTGAGCGGCTTCAAATGTCCAACGAGCTGATAGCTTTCTGGTTTTAGCTTCAACAACTTGCTTTAAGATCTGAACGTTAATCTTACGTCCTGGTGAACCTTCAAGTGTTGCTGTGCTGTCAGCACGACCAGTTGTTGTTGAACCGGAATATGCTGTAGCAATTTTGAATGGTGAAAGAGCTTCGTCACCAGCTACTGTGTCTGTATCAAATGGTGCAGACGCTGATGATGTTGCTGTTTCAGCATAACGAACACGTAATGTGTGAATTTGTGCAACTGGACCAGTCATTGGCTGTACACCAACGATTTCGTTGGCAATAACAGTTGGCATAACTCGTCTGATTACTGGAAGAATAACTCTGTTAAGAGTAGCAACGTTACCACTAGTTGTTGCACCGCCTGTAGCGGATTCTACCAAGTGCTTCTTTGTGTTTTCTAACACGGAAGCCATTGTTGTACGGCGAGAACCTTGTAAACCTTCTAACAGAGCATCTTTGGTCTCACCCCAACGGCCTTCTAGTAAATTATCTGACATTTCAGTTTTCTCCTAATAGTTTTACTAATTTATAGCCCTGCTAAACGCTTTAATTGGATGATATTGCTACCATCTTCCTTAACGACGTCTTTCGCAGTTTTATCACCAGTTACTTCTTTCTTATTTTCTGAAAGAACTTGCTTTGCGGCTTGTTCGATCTTTGAATTGTTAAGAACTGCTGGCAAATACTTGTCAAATGCAGACTGAAGTTTATCAGTTTGCACAGATTCGAGTAAGTCACTCATTACAGTGGCCTTCTCTTTGTTTAATGTCTTAAGTAATCCATTGAGTGTATTACTTCTCTCACTAGATTCCTTAATAACTTTAATTTCGCTTTCTTTTGATTCAACTAATTTCTTAGCATCTTCTTCTGCTTGTGTAGCTTCTGCAAGTTTTTGATCTTTCTCAGCAATAATGCTTTGAAGTTTTTTAATTTCCTTGTTCTCATTTAAATGAGTACCAGCAAATTCACTTGCGAATGCTTCAAACAATCTACGTCCAAACATGTTCTCACGAGCTGATTGGATGTCTTCTTTGAGTTGAATTAACTCAGACTCTAGATTTGTAGCAACTGCCTCTTTAACTAAAGCAGATGAGCGAGCAACGAATTTAGTTTTAAGTTCGTCTAACTTTTCCTTTGCACCAGCAACAAGTTTGACCTTTGTTTCCACAACGTCTTTCTTGTCTTGCTCGAACTCTTTGATTTCCTCAGCAAGTTGACGAATAACGAACTGCTCAACTTTAGCCATTGTACCGGCCATTGCCTTGCGGTCCTCACGTAACTCTTTGAGTTCTTCGGAAAGTTTACCAACTAAGAAGCCTTTAAACTTATCTGCTGTTTCAGACATCTTTGTGTTGAACTTAACTCTATCTTCTGCTAATCTCTTCTTGTCTTCAGCAAATTCCTGAAGCTCTGTAGTTAAGGATTCGTTGACCATTTTGTCTAAAGCCTCAACCATGACTGACTTGTCATGCTCATAGCGTTGTGCGAATTCCTCACGAAGTTCAGCACGTACAGTCTCTTTGGCTTCGGAAAGTTTTGCTTCCCAAGCCTCATTAATTGCAGTCTCTGTTTCTTCGTTAATAATTCCGCTATCTAGCAATGGTTTGATTGCTTCTAACATACGGATCTCCTAAATTTTTAAGTCCCTAATCAAGCGTGTTACTTGCTCTTTTAGGTACTTTTGTACTTTTTGATTTGCACTAGCATCTGCCGCCATTTCGAATACCTTGTGACCGCCTTTCATATTCATCAGCCCTTCGTACACTGCTGTTGGATATGCATTTGGAGCACTAGGCTGTGCAACTACATCCACCGTTACAATTTCAAAATCACTGACGTCTCCTGAAGATTCTGAGACCTGACCACTGCCTCTAGAGCTTACTCCAAGTTTAACGCCTGATTCTAACATGGTTTTTACTAACTGTCCCATTGGTGTTGGGAGCAGTTTTAACTTACCAAAACCGTTCGGGCCGTCCATCCACATTTCAGTAATCATGTGGCTAACACGATCTAAATTGATTTTCAAATCATCTGGGTGATCAACTTCGCCTAAGACGGAGTAACCACCCTTGATTTGTTCATTGATAGTGCTGACTGCATTAGAGATTTCTGAAACAGGATAAACTCTTTTATTTTCATTCTTAACACCACCCTGAATGAAAATACCTTTCATAAACAAGTCCTTACCATCTTCAGAGCCCTCTGTTACCATACGAGCCGCATCAAATGTTAAGTGTTCTTTTAATAAAGCCATTCGTTTATCCTTAGTTAAACTCTAATTACTCACCTGTTTTTGGTGCAGGTGCTTTTTCCAATGGTGCTTTACCACCAGCTGTATTCTTATAGGCTTTGCCAGGTGCTACCTTAGGTGTTGATCCACCTTTTTCTTCACCTGTAGGATCTACTGCTTTCCCGCCCATGTCGTTCTTATTTGCTACTGGCGATGTGTGAGCTTCTGAGTTGTTAGCAGGCTGAGCAACTTTGTCAACATACTCTTTAACAACTTCGGACTCTTCAGACTCTTCCACTTCTTCTTCAGCTTCTTCAATGGCTTCGTCTTCTTCAACAGTTTCTTCAGATACTGCTTCTTCATCAGTCTCTGTTGCTTCCATTTCCATGTCCATGTCCATTTCAGGCTTCTCTTCACCGTCATCGTCCATCATAGAATCAAATTCAGCTTTGAGTTCGTCTAAAGCATCTTCCAAGTCCATAACTCTATCTTCGAGCTCTTCCTCTTCAGCTTCTTCACCTTCCTCTTCACCTTCTTCGTCGCCCATGTCAGGCATTTCCATGTCCATTTCGTCGTCTTCTTCACTGATACCTTCTTCATCAGCTTCGATAGCGTCTGACATGTCTTCTACTGATTCTTCTTCAGCAAAATCTTCTTCGTCAATTAGATTCTCATAGATGTCACGACTTGTTTCAACTACGATATCGTGGAAGAGTTCTTTTGCTTTGTCCTCTTCATCGTTGATGATATATTCAATCAACTGTTCATACTTTTTACTCATGCGAAGTTACTCCTATAGTAGTATTATAGTAGTATTTAACGAAGGTGCAGAATTACTCTGCAAAAAAGAGGATTTTGAGCGGTTTTGACGCAGAAAACGCCAAATCGTGGAGTCTTTTTGCTAATTACATTGCCTGTGGGGCGGGCCTATACTGTTGCCTAATATCTTTTATTTTCTTCTCGTGTTCAATTTTTTTAACGTCCCTTATATTTCTGAGCTTATTTAATTGTGCCAATGTGAGCCTAGTTTTACGCAAGTCACTTAGTTTATAGACGCTCTGGTCGTCATTGTTGCTAGGATAACTTTCGTCTTCATGTTTATTTAAGAATTCGTTTAGTAACATAATAGTATTATTTATTATTCTCCGGGCGGAACAGGACTGGGTGTTGCACCGGGTGTCTCTGGTGCCATTGCGTTTGCTTCTGCATCTACTCCCATGTCTTCATCTGGTACTTCAGGCGGCTCTGCAGTTTCTAAGTCAGAGTCAATACCTGCCGGTGTTACTCCCACGCTACGTAGTCCTGCATCACTACCAATAATAGCATCTGTGCCGTTCTCTTCTTTCCAAAGCTCTTCGTTCTCACGCATTTCTTCTTCGCTAAGTCCTAAGAATCGCTGTAATAAGAAACGCTTACTTAAGTATGGAGTTTGTTCTAAGTTAGAAAATGCACCAATACGTGTGTTATCAAGTTCTGCTTGTCTATTCTTACTAAAGTTCTGTGGTTCGTTAAAACGTAAATCAAATAAACTATTGTCTACATTAATACCACGCCAACGCATGAACATCTTAAACTCTGTATCAAGTTTTTCAACAATCATACGCTGTAGACGCTTACAATACTGATTAAAACGCCACTCTTGAATTAATGCTGTACCAACTCGTCCGTCGTTGACAGACTGTGAACCATCTTCCGGTCCAGTTGGCAAGTAACTGCTAGGGATACGCAAACCTCTAAACAACTTATTTGTAAAGAATCGTAAGTCATCAATCTCACCTAAGTTAGTGCCACCTGGTAGTGTTTCAACTTTGCTACCACGACCTTCTGCTGTTTGTGGGAAGAAGTAGTCTTCATTGATACTAAGTGGATTGTAAGTAGCGTCCATCATATTAGTACCACCACCAGTTTGTGTTGGGATTCTACGTTGATGTATCTCGTTTTTGACACGTTCCACAAACGCCATAGCCATGTGACTTGGCATGTTACCTACGTCAACATAAAATACTCTACGTTCCGGAGCTCTCTGTACTCTGTATATAATAATAGCGTCTTCAAGTAGTTCTTTCTGCTTAAAGACTTTAAAAACATTCTCTAAAATGCTGTTTCCGAAGGGCCAATTAACGTCTAAACCTTCTGTCAGACTAGCGTGTACAACGTGTTCTGCATTAACAACAGACTCATTTTGCGCATTGCTGAAGCGGCTACCGCCACTGCCGTAAGGTGCATTAGGTTGTATGTAACTACCGTTAGGACCACCTACCTGTGGGTGGTTAGTGTATACATCACTAGTTGTAACTGCTGACACAGTTAAGTTTTGGAAGTTAGGATTAAGATCCTTAACTACGTACTGTTCTGGTTCTTTGCCATTGCTTTCGTTAACAATGACTTTAACAACCTTACTCATCTCCACCCAGTACATTTCAAATGTTTCTGGGTCTCTCACAAATACTTGATCACCATACTTTAAAATGTTTCTAAACATCTTAAAGATACGCTGATCTAATTTATTTAGACTACACCAGTTTTGTAGTTGTTCTTTAATAATTTTAATTTCGCTGTCACTAGGCGTGTCTTTGAAATGAATATCAAATGCTGTGCCGTTCTCTATATTAGTTTGTGTACAGAACTCAGCAATAGTATCCAATGCCGCATTAACTTCTGAGTCCATGTCCATTTGTTCGTACTGTGTGTAACGTTCAATACGATTGGGGTGTCCAATATAGACTTCAGGTAGTTGACTCTGATAATTTCTATATCCAGGGTTTGCTTTGCTTGCCTCTGTGATATATCCAGGGTCTACGTCGTTTGATATTTTAAAGTATTTTTTCCAGGCCATTTAGGTATCTTTTATGTATTGTACTATTTATTGTTGTGCGCTGTCAAGACAATTAACTCATTACTCTAACCATTCTGTTACTGGTTTTGTTACTTGATTTCTGTAGATTAGTCATTTCCTCTTGGAGAGCTACCATTCTACTGAGTAATTGTGGTATTCTGTCGTCTGTAGAGCTGTCCGTTTTTGCTAAACTTGATATCATTGCACTAAGTTTTTCTTCAAATGAATCTGTCATAAGTTCTACAGGAATGTTCTTACCGTCAGGCAGTGGCACAACTGCTTCTATACCATGTAATAATGCTTTATATCCCGAAATAGGCCCAACTGCGATGCCTCCTTTGTCGTATGGTCGATTACCTTGGGTCGCACCTTCAGCAAGTTCTCCTGTATCTCCGTTAGTTGTGTCCTTAACCCGGTCTACTCTATAGGCTTCTCGTCGTTCATATGTCTTTGCGCCTTCTTCTTGTAGTTGTTCGACCGTTTGTCGTCCTTGAGCATTAGCTCTAGCAGTATCGTACTTGTTAGCTAATTGCTCGTAATTCTCTGGGGTAAACAGTTTGCCTGTGCTTATAATTAATTCATTTGTAAACTCGGTAACTCCGTTAACCAGCTTTTGTCTACTCTTCTGCAATTCTTCTGCAATATCTGAAAATGCTGTAGCAATCCTGAGAGTTGAATCTATCTGGCTCATAGAGTTCTCTTCAGTTTCTACTCGCATACGTTGCTGTCTGGCAGACTCTTCTGCTATCTGAGCAGTACGTCCTTCTTCTGTTAGTATAGTTTTTTCCAGAGCCGCATTAAACTCGTCTGCCATAGTACCAGTCTTAGCAATGGTATCCCTTGTAACTACAAACGTTTCGCCAACACTATTAATAAAGGAACTGTCAGTCAGACCCGCAAGCATTGATAAACCTCTTGTAGCGTCTCTGCCAGCCTTAATTTCAGCTTCTCTGTCCTGAAAAACTTGCAGAGCTTGAGCGTGTGCTTCTGCTTGTGAGCCTGTAAATCCGTTAGTGCCATCAATGGCAGCCTGTGTTGCTTGTCCCAGTGCTCTGTTAGTTAGTATGGTCTTGTTGGCTTCTGCACTTATAGCCCTGCCATACACAGCCTGTTCTATAGCAACTTTTTCAAATGCAGGTCCAAATTTTGCGGCGACGTCGACAGCTTCTTGCAGTGCCATGGCTTCGTCAGCTCTGCCTTCGGCAGTTAATTGCTCAATCTTAGCGAGATAGTTTGCTTGATCCAAACGTCGACGACGTTCTGCCTGTTGTTCTTTAGCAGATTCACCTGTTAGCGCACTAATAGCGGCTAGGTTTCTCTGATAATCTAGTGTGCGTTTGCTTAACTCGCCTGTCTCATATTGCTGTCTTAAACCTAATATCCTTTGGTTGTTGGCATACTCTGCCATAGCTTCAGCCATGTCATCGTTGCTCATGCCCATTGCAACGAAAGTGGCACGAGTCTGGTTTCCTTTCGTAGTTAAAGCACTGAACTCTTGTTGTAGAATCTTTGAGGCTCTTGAACTTCCGCCAAATGTAGCACTTAGATTTTTAGAGTTAGTTACTAGCATTCTACTAAATTGATCGCTGGTTAGACCTGCCGCAGTTGCCATTTTACTAAACTGTTCAACTTCTAGAGTCAGCACACCGAAACTTCCAGTAAGATTTCCCATAGCATTGAACGAGGCAGTTAACACTTTCATGTTTTGTGTATTGGCTTCTTTTACTATATCTAAGGCAGCCTTTGCCGCCGACTCTGTGGCGCCAATAATACTGCTAAGAAAAGGTATTTGTTTGGCCAACTGTGCAAAAGGACCAACAGTAGAGTTAATTGCGTCTTTGGCATAGTTGAACTCACGGTCGATCCCTTGAGCCATGTTGCTGAAAACATCTTCTGTGTCGTGGATTGCTGACTGAAACTGTATAACACTCTGTGTTAATCGTGCCTGAACACCTATATAACCTGCTACCGCCTGTGCTACTGCGTTAATTGCGGCACCTAAAGGGGTTACTTTTGCTGTTAGGCTACTTAAACTGCTAGATGTTTTACTGGCAGTTGACGCCGTCCCTGTTAGTGCAGTGTCGGTGTTAGTTAAAGATACTGCTAACCGTTCAGCAGCCAAAGATGCGGCATTGCTACCTTGTGCTAGTTGTTGTAGTAGTCTAAGAACTTCTGGATCCATAGTTTATCACATTAAATATAGTAATATTTATCGAGGAAAAAATGCATGTCCAATCCATTAACAAAATATTTTAGACAGCCGGCTTTATATATTAATTTGCCCAGTGGTGGTAATTATTGGCCCGAAGGGACACTTGAGTTAGACGAAAATAATCAAGTTGCTGTATACCCCATGACCGCCAGAGACGAGTTAACACTAAAAACTCCAGATGCACTTATGAATGGTCAGAGTGTAGTAGACGTTATTAAGAGCTGTTGTCCACAAATTAAGGATCCCTGGAGAATGCCAGCAATGGATACTGACTTTATCCTAATAGGAATTAGAATTGCAAGTTATGGAGAAAACATGGATTTTAGATCGACATGCCCTGAGTGTCAAGAAGAGAGTCCTTATGAAGTACACTTGCCTACAATGTTAGACCAAGTTAAATCTCCCAACTATCACGCTCCTCTAATGCTTAACGATTTAGAAGTATACCTAAGACCGCAAAACTATAAAGAAAGTAATGAGGCAGGCATGCGCATCTACCAAGAGCAGAGACTGATTGCTACAGTTAATAATAGTGATATGTCACAAGAGCAAAAACTTTCACAGTTTAAGGAAATCTTCAAAGATGTTTCTAGTATGAATCTTGCATCTGTAGTAACAAACATTAAGAGTATAACCACAAGCGACGGACAAGATGTAAACGATATTAGACACATTGGAGAGTACTTAGACAACGCACCCAAGCAAGTTTGGGACTCAATACAGAAGTATATAGCCGACACAAACGCAGAAGGTAAGTTGCCAGACAACCAGGTAACTTGTGACAAATGCAATAAGGAATATAAAGTTCCTATTGAGTTTGACTATACCGCTTTTTTCGAATAAGGCTTTTGGCATTTACAGACCAAGAAATAGTAGAATATCTAAAATCATTAGATAAAGATTCAAAAGCCATAAAAAGAGATCTACTTAAAATGTGCTGGTACATGAGAGGCGGGCTTACCTATGAGGAAGCATATAACCTCAGTGTACAAGAGCGTGAAATTATTAACGACATCATTAAAGATAACTTAGAAACAACTAAAAAATCTAAACTACCATTCTTTTAATATGAAACCAATAGTATTTGTAGGACACAGAAGAAATTTATACGATGTATTACTTGTAGCAAACGACCTAGGACGTAATGTAGTAGGTCTAATAGACAAGTATTTTTATGGAAACACAGACGAAGTCTGTGGAGTTCCTATAATAGGAGCAGATAGCATACTAGAAGATCGTGCATTTGTCGAAGACCATGATTTCTTTTTAACGTCCTGGTGGGACGGCAACGAAAATTTAGACAATCTCGAACACTCAGGCGATAACCTAC